TACAATGCCTCTGAATAAGTTAGAGAACTTTCTGAAGAATGTAGAAGGTCGTATACTATATGTTAGTCCGGCAGATTTAGACTCGACTGATGCGATTACCAATGAGGGTAATTCATTAACAAAGCCATTTAAGACTGTCCAGAGGGCACTTTTACAAGCTGCGAGATTTTCTTATATTAAAGGTAATGATAATGATGCAACCGAGAAGACAACCATTCTTCTCATGCCTGGCGAACATGAAATAGATAATAGACCTGGTTTTAGTATTAGAAATAATGGTGGTGTTGCGGTAGTAGAAAAACCTGATGAAACTACATTTTCACTTGCAGACTTAAGTTTAGATGTAAGCACTAATTTTGATTTAACTCAAGAAGATAACGATTTATATAAGTTCAACAGTACTGAAGGTGGTGTAATTGTTCCTAGAGGAACTTCTATTGTTGGACTGGACTTAAGAAAGACAAAAATAAGACCAAAATATGTTCCGAACCCAACTGATATTGGTGTAAGATCTTCTGCCATTTTTAGAGTAACTGGTGCATGTTATTTTTGGCAATTTAGTGTTTTTGATGGTTTAGATAGTGGTGAAGTTTATACTGATAGTAAAAACTTTGGAGCAGCAAATAAATCAAAACCAACTTTTTCACACCACAAACTAACTGTATTTGAATATGCAGATGGTGTTAATAATGTAAAACTTCCTGTTAGTGGTACTGATACGGGACTGACAGATCTTGATATGTATTATGCCAAAGTGTCTAATGCATTCAATGCCGCATCAAACAGACCCATTGATGAAAATTTCCCAGCCTCTACTGATGGATTTGCAAAACAAAGACCAGAATGGGAAATTGTTGGTGCATTTGCAGAGAATGATATAAAAATTTCCAACATCAAAGCGGGTGACATTCCTGGTGTTGCATCATCAAAAGTTACGGTAACAACTCAATCTGCTCATGGATTGAGTGTTGGAACTCCAATCAATATCAAAGGTGTTCTGCCAGAAGATTATAATGTATCTGCAATTGTTGCAAGTATTGATAGTAATGATGATAAGAAATTTACATATGTTTTACCGTTTTTTAGACAAAACTTACCAACACCCGCAACAAATATTTCTGGTGCCGTTGTAACTATTGAAACTGATACCGTATCCGGTGCATCTCCTTATATCTTCAATGTTTCCCTGCGTTCCGTATTTGGAATGAACGGAATGCACGCCGATGGTAGCAAGGCAGATGGTTTCCGTTCCATGGTTGTGGCACAATTTACGGGTGTCTCACTACAAAAAGATGATAGGGCATTTACAAAATATAATAAGACAAGTAGACAGTATGATAGTATTGAAATATCAAAGGTAACCGGTGGACAACTTGCCGTTGAGTCATCTGCAACAACTAATGCAACAAAGTATCATTTAGATTCGGGGGCAATTTATAGAGAGGGTTGGCAATCTACTCATGTCAAGATTAGTAATAATGCCATTCTTCAAATTGTTTCTGTATTTGCCATTGGTTTTGCTAAACACTTCCAGGCAACAAGTGGTGGTGATGCTTCTATTACTAACTCCAACTCAAACTTTGGTCAATTAGCCTTAGTATCTGATGGATTTAGAAAAGATGCCTTTCAGAAAGATGATACTGGATTTATTACACATATCATTTCACCACAACATATTGACACCACAGAAGAAAATATAGAATGGCTTCAGTTGGATGATGTACTCACTTCCACAGCATCAACAGTTTATCTAAAAAAATATAACTCTTTTGATGTAAAACCGCCAGGAATAAATCAAGGATTTAGAATTGGTGCGAGACAAGGAGATAAATTATACTTTGAAACTGGTGATAGCACATATTCTGCAGACATTGTAATGACAAATGGTGCCGCAGGATCACTTACTGTAGGTCCACCTACCGCAACAACCATTAGTAGTGTTAAGGAATATACGGCAACTGTTCAAACTCCTAGTGATGGAAATACTTTCAATTTTAGTGTAAGTCATAAATTAACCACTGGTGAAAAAATTATTATCAATACAACCGATGGAGATTTTCCAGAAAATATAGAAGTTGATAAAGTATATTATGCAATATATGTCAATTCTACTACGATTAGAATTGCGGTGTCAGAGTCTGATGCCATTAACAATATACCACTCAAATGGTATGCCGCAGAGGGAACAAATAATATTAAGATTTTAAGTAGAGTAAGTGATAAAAAAGTAGGAGAAATTGGTCATCCTATTCAGTGGAATAAAGACACAGGAAACTGGTATATTGCCGTTAATAATGCATCTGGTCTTGTAGGAGCTGTCAATGGTTTAACCGAAGATGAAATTGAACCCTCATATTATAAGAGAATTACTGATTCTAGAAGTCTTGATGATAAGATTTACAAACTAAGAACAGTTATTCCCAAAGAAATATCCGGATCAAAAAATCCAGAAAATGGATTTACCTTACAGGAGTCATCTTCTACAGGTGTTAGAGTTGATGGAGACTACACAAAGGTAGATAATCTGACGACAAGTGATTATGCCTTCCAAAGAAATCCAAGATTTATTTCTAGTTGCACATATTCTGGTGGTAGTGCAGTTGTTATTGCCGAAAAACCACATAACTTAAATGTTAATGATCTGGTCAGAGTTCTTGATGTAAGAGATAGTGGAAATACCACCGGAGATAAAGATAAAGGATTCAATGGTGATTATCTCGTAACAGAAGTAACAGATGATCTAACATTTAAATATCAACCGGTATCGGCTCCTGGATCAGATGCCACAAATGTATTTGCTAAATCTTCAGGTTCTGTAAGAATTACTCCATCTTCTGATGGACAAATTCCAAGATTTGAACGAAAAGATTTACAATCCAATATCTATATCTTTAGAAATGAAACTATTTCCTTCTATGATGATGGTAATGATGATGGAATTTATCATTTCTATCCGGCATCGGCAAATTATAAATCACCCATTGAATTCAGTGATGAATATAGTCAAAATATAGTCAATCTTTATCCTCAACTTGATAGAGATAATATTGATGACAATCCAAAACCATCAAGAAGTTATGCCAATAGATTTCCTGTTGGCAACGTAACCACAAATGAACTAAAGAAGAGTCTTACAAAAGAAAGTACGGATAAATTCATAAAATCAATCGGTCTAGGAAATACCGTTACAACTGTTGGATCAGTTAGTAGTAGTGAATGTACGATTACTTTAGGAAATAATCACAATCTTGGTGGTATTACAACTTTAAGTGTTAGTAGTTCTGGTAATTTTGATAGTGTAGATGTCGGAACTCATTATAACGTTAAGATTATTCCTGATACTTCCAATCTCAATGACTGGACAGGTGCTCTTGCCACATTGGTAGTTAGTGGCAGTAATGTCACGAGTATTACAGTAACAAATCCTGGATCTGGTTTTGCTAGTGGTGATACTCCTACTGTTGATTTAACTAGATTTACTGGTTCACCATCTGTAGTTCTGAGCAATTTGACCGAAAATGAATTAACAGGTGCTAAAAATCTGGTGGTTCAATTTACCGGTTCCGGGACTAAGCCAGATTCATATCACATTATAAAATCTATCCCCAGTGCTAATCAAATCACGATTCATGCATCAAGTGTGAATATTGATACGGATCAATATGCATTTATTGTCGGTCCTGCTGTTTCTGCCACTGTTACTGGATCGGGAACAGAAAAAACATTTACTTGTGATCAAGCTCATGGACTGGCAGTTGGTAGTAAATTTGAGCATAAAAATGGTACGAGTGGTCAAGCTACTGCCTCAGTCGGAACGTTTGTTGTAAAAACTGTTACGAGTTCTACAATATTCACTGCCGATGTTGGAACGGTATCAGTAAGTAATGGTTGGGTTCTTAAACATGGATTATCGGCACATAATGCCACAACAGGAAAGGGTGGAGAGAATATTAACGTAAGAGGTGTTCAGTTATTTGATAGAGAAATTGCCAAAGTTAATACGGCAATAACTTCTACAGAAACTTCTTTGATATTCACTCCTCTTAACAGTCAAACAAATGTCAATAAAAGATTTGGATATGGTGATTATATTCAAATAGAAGATGAAATCCTTAGAATTGCATCTAAGACTGCGACTGGTAGTGATAATACATATGTGGTTATTCGTGGTGCTCTTGGAACAAGGTCTTCGGCACATGCTGCCAATAGTTTAATTACAAAGATTAAACCGATCCCCATTGAATTTCATAGACCTTCTATTCTTCGTGCATCTGGTCATACATTTGAATACCTTGGATATGGTCCTGGAAACTATTCTACGGCACTTCCACAAGTTCAGGTCAAAACCCTTACAGAAAGAGAAGAATTCCTCTCACAATCGCAGGAATCTGCCGCTGGTGCTGTTGTATACACTGGTATGAATGATAAGGGTGATTTCTATATTGGTAATCAAAAGAAATCTGCCCTGACTGGTGAGGAGACTACATTTGATACTCCAATTCCAACAGTTACCGGTGAAGATCCTTCTAGATTAAGTGTTGTATTTGATGAAGTAACAGTAAAGGATAGAATAGTTGTTGAGGGTGGAGAAGGCAAAAATGCATTATCACAATTTGATGGTCCCGTTACATTCTCACAGAACGTTAGATTCAAAGAAGATGTAACATTCACGGATCAGGTAAAAATCAAACCTGGAGATAATGTAAAAGATTCAACATCTACGGCAAATGGTGCATTAGTTGTAGATGGTGGTGTTGGTGTTGCCGGAACCATGAACATTGGTGGTGGTATTGATGTTGATGGTGATATTGATGTAAACGGCAAAACTGAATTAGATATCACCAATATTTCCGAAACTTTAAATGTTGTTGGTATTGCCACATTTGCTAATAATATTGATGCTAATGGCGATTTAGATGTGTCTGGTCATACCGAGTTAGACAACGTCAATGTTTCGGCAGCTTCAACTTTTGGTGGACTAGTTGATATCAATGCTAATTTAGATGTATTTGGTACTTCCACATTTGGAAATGCCGTAACAATTAATGGATTATTGGATATTAATGCCGGTGGTGCTGACATAACTGGTATTATTACTGCAAGATCAGGTCTTACAGTATCTGCCGGTGGTGCCACGATAAATGGTATTATTACTGCCAATGACGGTTTAAAAGGAAATATTCTGTCTCCAAATGGAGATACTTATGTTTTGACTAATGGAACCGGTGATGGCACCAATTCTACTTTTACGGGTACTGCATCAAAAGCAAATGCAGTTAAAGTAGATTCAGCAAGCACTCTTGGCAACGCTTTATATTTTATGCCACTGATTCATATGGATAGATCTTTTACCCCCCCTGATGGCGTGGCGGGTGAAGCAACATCTGGAACACATTTTGAACAATATGAACAAATGTATGTTGATGAAGCAGCATATTTCTTAAATAGCAGTTCAGGGAATGAATTCAATATAAAAGGTGATATTGTTGCATTTGCCGCTGAAGCTTCGGATGATAGATTAAAAACTAATAGATCTCCAATTAGTGATGCACTTAATAAAGTTAATTCTATAAATGGATTTACTTACAACTGGAATAATAAGGCAAAAGAATTGCTTGATATGAATACAACTGAACTTCAAATTGGTGTTTCTGCACAGGAAGTTCAATCAGTTGTCCCTGAAGTAATTAAAACTAGAAAAGTTCCTAAGAGTGATGAAGAAATTCTAATTGTTAAATATGAGAAACTTATTCCTCTTTTAATTGAGGCAATTAAGGAACTCAGTGATAAGGTTGACTCTTTAGAAGAAAGACTAAATAACTAAAAAAGTATAATGGCAAATTATATAAAGTCATTTAATTTTAGAAGTGGTGTACAGGTTGATAATGATAATTTTGTTGTAAATCCCAACGGACTGGTCGGAATAGGAACAACTCTTCCTGGTGAAATTCTTGATGTTAGAGGAAATGCCAAGATTGTTGGACATGTTACAACAACAGATTTATCAGTTAGTGGAATTGTAACCGTAGGAAGTATTACTATAAATGGAAGTACCGGAACAATTAGTGCTTCTACTTTTACTGGTTCTGCCGGAAATTTTGGTGATCAGGCAGTTGTTGCTATTGCAACTGATGGATTTATTGCTGGTGCAACTGGTCTTACAACAACAAGTAATTTAGGTATTGGAACAGATAGCACTGATTTTCAGTTACAGGTAGGAAGTAATCCAACAACTGCCACTGGATTTGGTGTTACAGAAGGAAACATAACTGCCAGTGGAAACATAACTGCCAGTGGAAACTTAAAGATTAGTGGTATTTCAACCACGGCAACATTAGTTGTTACCGGACTATCAACTACCAAAGATTTTGAAGTAACCGGCGTATCAACAATAGCAACTTTAGGTGTAACGGGACTAACAACCACTAAAGATTTTGAAGTAACTGGTGTATCAACAATAGCAACTTTAGGTGTAACGGGACTAACAACCACCAAAGATTTTGAAGTAACTGGTGTAACAACAGTTGGATTTATTACCGCATCTAGTTTACAAGTTGCCGGTGTATCCAC